TGGCGGGCTTTGTCTTCTTCGCTCCAAATTTACTGTCGAGGTCGTCGCCAGTGAAGCCCAGGAACGCCTGCCACATCGTGACGACCTTCCCGCGGCTTCCGAGTTTGATAGTCTTAGGCACGATCACGTCCTCCTTCTTCTCTTCCTTGCCGTCGCCCTTCGCATAGGCCGCCCACGCTTCACTGCTCATGTAGGCCACGTTGAGATCGAGCCGCCCGTTCCATCCGCCAAGGTATCCGCCGGACGTGTACTGCCAGATCGCCGGGAAGTCCCACGCCCCGGTCGCGCCGTGACTGTAGTCCTGTTTGTAGCCGCGCCGGCTGTCGACCACGTACTGCGCCAGCCAGAGGCCGGAGTTCTTCGCGACGCTCGACCAGTCACGGGCCTGCACCTCCGACATCTGGACGTACAGAAGCGGCCAGACGCCCGTCTTTTCGTGCACGCGGTCCATCCATGCCTTCACCCACGCGACGCCCTTCTGCGAGGCAAAAAGCGCGTTGTCCGTGCGCTCCCAGTCGAGGAAGAGGACCGCCTTCCCGATGTAGTGCTCTGCCGCAGCCAGGAAGAAGTCCGCCTCCTGCGCGGCGCTCTGCCGGGCCTCCGCGTAGTGGTAAAGGCCGATCAGCTTCCCGCCGTTCTGCGCGCTCTGCGCCTGGCGCTTCCAATCCGTGTTTGTGTACCAGACGCCCTGTGTGGTCTTAATAATCGCGAAGTCGCCGGGGACCTTCGCCAGGTCGATGCCGGCCTGGTAGCTCGAAACGTCGACGCCGTTCAGCATGGGGATGTCCTCCTTCCGTTCTTCTTCCTTCAGATCGAGCCAGCGGACCGCCAGCCAGTTCGAGCCGTAGTTGCTGTACTCCGACGGGAAGCTGTGCAAAGGCTTGCCCGTCGTGATGAAACGCTTCCCGAAGTCAGCCAGCAGGACCTTGCCGCCTTCCGTGCTGTAGACGATGGCGACGTGCTTCCAGTTCTTTTTCGAGATCGAGCCGCTGAAGAAGTGGACCAGGTCGCCGGTCTTCAGGTCTGCCGCCTTCGTGATCTTCTTCTTGCCGGCGTTCAGCATCTTGTCGTAGTCACAGCTCCAGATGGAATAGCCGCACTTCTTCGCCAAGGTGTCGATGCCATAATTACAATTGGTTATCCGCGTCCTGCCGCCTGCTCCGCTGCACAGCTGTTCAACCGTGCCCGTTGGGCAGGTCTTCGTCTGTTTCGTCGTATAGAACGATTCCGCGGTGCTGTTCTGATGCCACCACCACGTCGAGCCGTTCCAGTAGCAGAAGCGGAAGATCTGCATCAGCCCTTGAACGTAGTCGCAGCGCTTCCGAAATTCCGTGTCCGTCGTGACCTTGTCGGCCTTCCCGATCAACTCCGCAAAGATGCCGCCCAGGCTCCGCACGTAGTCGTTGAAGCCGCCGGCAGCGTCGATCGTCTTCGAGTAGTTCGCCTGTGTGACCTTGTGCGCGTCAATAATCTGCTGTGTCTGCTGTGTCATCTTCGCCCACCTCCGGAAGTCCAGCCAGCGACGTCACGAAAGAGTAGAACGCCGCCACGGCCGCCACGCTGGCAAGGTTCAGCCAGTCGATCTCGTTCGCCGCCATGCCGACCGTCAGCATACCGAGGACGACCTGCGCCGCTGTCTTGATCGCGCGGATCGTCGCCGCCTTCCACCAGTTGATGCTCTTTAAATTCTTCATTTGCTGTCGTCCTCCAGATTTTTAATCTGTTCCTTCAACTGTTTGACCTGTTCCTCGACGACTGGCATCCGCTGCGCAAAGCCGTTGTGCAGGCGGACCTCCCGCGTCAGCTCTTCCAGCTTCGCCTCGAAGACCGCCAGCTGCAGCCGCATCTTTTCGTCCGTCTTCTGCGCGGAGAATAGGACGGTCAGGACCGTGCCGATCAGCGGAATGATGGACGAGATCAAGGCTATTGTTACCGCTTCGCTCATGGGTCCCTCCTTATTCGCCTAAGTGGTTGTCGTAATCGACGAAATAAAACCACAGGGTATCAAACCACACCATGCACATTCGGTCGTTCGTGCCGCCCCAGTTGCCGGTATTGCGTTTTAGTGTTATCTGCAGCGACGCGCTGTCGTTGTAGTCCTGATGATTGAACGGGTCCGGGTTGTACATCCATTTAATATCTAGGTTCGACAGGTCGACGCGCGTCTGCAATTTGTTTGTGCCCTGCCACAGGCTCATGAGGTCTGCGGATATATAACAGCCGAGCACCTTAGGATCTCCAATGGTCCTCTGCAGAGGGACCGAGAATCGGATCTCCGTGCGGTTGTTGCCCAGATTTGCGATTGTATAAAACTCGTGATATGCGACGTCATCCTCGAGCGTATAGCACCACTGTGGGCGATATATCGCGGGATCGTACAAATACCTAACAGATCCGTCACCCTGCGGATGATAGTGCTGCTCGAAAGTCAGCGCGTCCCAGGGCTTACACCATCCGCCTGTAAGTCGCAGGATATTGCGGTCCTGCGTATATCCAGGATGCGGAGTGCCGCCCTGTGTGTCTGTGATGTTCTCAGTCTCGCCCAGCACGATGAAGTCCGGGTTATACCTGCCGCGCGCATTATAGATCACTTCCTGGCGTGATTCTTCATTGGTCCCCAAGCCGATCTCGCCGGTTATGCGCGCGCCCCGGAGGATCTGTCCGGCGTATGGATAAGATGTGTCATGCGAGGACGGCAGGTCCTTCAGGAATTCATAGTTCATTCCCTCCGCAGCCAGGCCAAGCTCCAGCAGGCGCTCATCGTCGCCGCCGTCGTGGCTGCCGTCCAGTGTCAGCTGCCCGTTCGCGATCCGGGTCTTGTGCTTCATCTGATAGGTGACCGGAGTATAGGTTCCTTCAGCCGTTTCGACCTGCGCGGTCACCGTGGATTCGCCATAATTTTGGAATATCCCGGTCGACAGGTCCCAGAACGTCGCAGCGGTCGGCCCTTCGATCATGATCGCCTTCAGCGTGCCGGCTGTGATGAAGTCCGCCAGGAAGGCCCCGTTAAGCGTCCAGGCCGTGGAGTAGGTCCGGCCGCCATCGGAAGAGAAGCCGATCCCGTTCAAGTTGATGCGCAGGATATTGGTCGCGGTGTTTATGTCCTCCGTGTCCATGATCAGGAGCTCCTGCGGCTTGCCGTCCGCGTCCCTGCTGATCACCAGATGGCCGCCGGCTCCGCCCGTGATCAGGTCCGTGGCGGATGCGATGGCCGCGTCGAAGAAGCCCTTCATGGTCGCCTGGCTCTTCTGGATCGCCGTGTCTGTTTTCTTCGTCAGCACGTCCGCGAATGTCGCGCGGGCCTCGCCGAGCTCCATCTCTGTGTATTTTTCGGCCAGCACGTCGTAGACGACCTTGATTACCTTCACGCCGTGGGCCGTGACGCCAAGCTCCGGATAGATCACGTCGACCGTGTCGCACAGGCGGACCCGCTGAAGGTTCGCCGCGTCCTTGAAGTTCAGCGTCTGCCACAGCGCCACAAAGTCGATCCTGATGTTCTGTGAAGGAAGCCAGGGCTCGCCGGTCGCCAGCTGACGCTGCGCCTCTTCTCGAAGCTGTGCTTCCGTGGGCTGTTCCTGGAAGGCTTCTGTCAGATCCAGCACCACGGGGACCGGGTTCTCTACGCCTTCCGCCGCGACGATCTTCTCCGGAAGAGTGACCAGGACGTCCTCGCCTTCTTCCGATTCCTGACGCCAGAACGGGACCACGGCGTTATAAAGCCCCTGCGCGTCGACCGTCTGCTCGATGTCGTCCAGGTTCTTGCCGTAGCGGATCACGACGCCGCTGTCCTGTCCGCGGTGCGCCCGGAGCCATACGGTCCAGCCGTCGAAGTCCCACTCGCCGCCGTAGGCGTCGAGGATCGACCCCTGCCGGCCACCCATGCACGCGCGGACGCTGGAGGGCTCACTGTTCGCGAAGGCTGCCGTCGTGGTCTTGTCTGTCCGGAAGGTGAACGGGTTCGCGTTGATCGCGTGCTCCGTGAAGCCCTGCAGGGCCTCCGCGACGCCTGAAGCTGTGAACGGGTCCACGATCACGTTCGCCAGTCCATAGGACAGATGCTCCGCGTAGAAGGTCACCTGCCCATTGATCGGCGCGGTCCTCTTCACG